TCGTGATTTCTCCTTCATCCGCGCCATCAACGCTCTGGCTCACCCGAACAGCCGTGAAGCCCAAAAGGCTGCTGGTTTCGAGCTCGAAGTCAGCCGTGCTGCTCAAGAAAAGAGCGGTAAGGAAGCTCGTGGCATCCTGATCCCTGCCGACGTGCTGGGTTATGGCCGCCGTGACCTGACCGTGGGTTCGGCTTCCGGTGGTGGTGATCTGGTTGCTACGGATCTGATGAGCGACAGCTTCATCGATCTGCTGCGTAAGGCTCTGGTGCTGCAAACCGCTGGCGCCACTGTCATGACCGGCCTGCAAGGCATGGTTGCTCTGCCCCGTCAAAGCGGTGGTGCGACTGTGTACCACGTGGCTGAATCCGGTTCGATCACCGAATCGCAGCTCACCGTGGATCAGGTGACGATGCAGCCCCGCACCATTGGTGCCCTGACCGATTACAGCCGCCGTCTGCTGCTGCAGTCGAGCATCGACATCGAGAACCTGGTCCGTCGTGACCTGGCTCAGCAGATCGCCATCGAGGTCGAGAACCAGGCCATCAACGGTACTGGTGCTTCTTCGTACCCGCTGGGCTTCCTGAACGTCACCGGCATCAACACCGAGTCCGGTTACACCACGTTCGCTGACTACGTGAACGCGGAAGCTGCTCTGAGCACCGACAACGCCCTGCTGGGCAGCCTCGGCTACATGATGAATTCCGCCCTGCGTGGAACTCTGAAGACCACCGAGAAGTCGGCCACCGGCACCAGCGCCAACTTCATCTACGAAGCCGACAACACCATCAACGGTTACCCGGCTTACGTGTCCAACTCCATGCCGAACAACACTGCGGTGTTCGCTAACTTCAGCGACATCCTGATCGGCTTCTGGAGCGGTCTGGACATCATGGTTGATCCTTACACCGGTTCCGCTTCCGGCACCGTGCGTGTGGTGGCCATGCAGGACTACGACGTGGCCATTCGTCATCCTGAGTCCATCTGCAAGCTGTCCTGATGATTAGGGGGCAAGTGATGCGAATCCGACTGCTGCGTAACACCATTGTTGACCTCAAGCAGGTGAGCGTTGGTGACATCGTTGAAACAGACGAGAAATCAGCTCTTTTGCTGATCGGCATCGGTAAAGCAGAGCTTGCTCCCATCCTTCAGGAAGTTGTTGAAACGGCTGAGGCTGCGCCTGAGCCAACACCCATCAAACCCGCTTCCAAACGGAGAAAGACCAATGATCCACAACCTCGGGTCGAAGACCACTCTGCTTGAGCTGCACAACAACGCTGTTGTGACTGCAACTGGCGCTGGCACCCCTGCCAACGTCGATCTTCAAGGTTCGAATGATTTTGAAGGCGACATCGCTTTCATCATTGATGCCGCTGCTGCTGGTTCTGGCGTCACCCTGACCGCCAAGCTTCAGCACAGCGATACCACGACTTCCGGTGACTTCGTCGACATCAGTGGCGGTGGTTTCACTGCTGTTGCTGCCAACACCGCTTTCCAGGAAAAGATCTACCTGAACAGCAACGACCTCAAGCGTTATGTTCGCGTTCTCTTCACTGTGACCGGTGGCACTGGTAGCGGTGCTGTGTCGGTGGTTGGCCTGGCTTCCAAGAAGTACGGCAACTGATCCTGATGGCATTCCAGGACACGCTGGCATTTTTGAGTGTTGATGAGTTCGGGGTTTCCTGCACCCTTGGCGCTTCTACCTTTGTTGGCATCCTGGATTCGCCTGTGGAGGTGCTGGCGGGCGGCATGGCTCTAAGTCGGGAATATTCGCTACTGGCGAAGACTGCTGATGTGAGCACTGCCGTCCGTGGCACTTCTATCACTGTTGATTCGGTCTCTTATACCGTCAGGGAAAACCGAGCGATTGATGACGGGCTTTTTTCGGAACTACTGTTGAGCAAAGTTTGACTTTGAGGTCATGAGCAGCGTCTTCAAGGTCAACAGCAGAAGCAACTGGGCAGCACTCAACCCTGTCTTGATGGACGGTGAGGCTGCTATTGAGTCGCAGACGAATAATCTGAAGATCGGCAACGGCAAGTCGACCTGGAATCAACTGCCGTATTTCTCTGGTCCTGGGTACTGGGCATCATTCTGGGATTCGACATCGCAGACTGCAACTGCAAATACACCCACTTCTGTTTATTTGCGTTCAGAAGATCCTGCTAGCCGTGGTATTCACATTGTTTCGCAAAATCGAATCACTTTTGATCACGCTGGTGTTTATAGCATCACCTTCTCGATTCAATTCAGCAACACCGACACAAGCATTCACGACATCAATGTTTGGCTGAGAAAGAATGACAGCGGCGCGTCTGGTGATGTGGCCGCCACTGATAGTAGGTTCAGCATCATTGCAAGTCATGGTGGCATTGCTGGCAACGTGATTGGCACTGTCAATTTTGTTTTGCCGTTGGTCGCAAATGACTACCTAGAACTCATGTGGGCAACAAGCAACGCACAGGCTTACATTCATGCTGAAGCCGCAGAAACTAGCCCGTTTGCTCACCCGAGCATTCCTGGTGTTGTCTGCACTGTCGTTCAAGTCGCTTCTGCCTGATCATGGCTGACACCCGCCGAGAATTGATCCTGGCTCGCATCAAGAGCAACCTTGACACGATTACAGGCGCAACGGTCTACAGAAGCCGTGTAGAGCCTCTGGCGCGTGGCGAGGTGCCTGCTGTCATCGTCGAGCCTGTTAATGATCAACCCAGCGAGGAGTTTTACAACAAGCTGCAATGGAACCTGCGTGTGCGGGTGACTGTTGTTGTTCGCGCCAATGTGCCTGATGACGATTCAGACACATATACGCAACAGGTTCACTCCAAAATCATGGCTGACCCGACATGTAACGGCTACGCCTTGGATATCAATCCAGATCGTGTTGATTTCAGCCTGTACGAAGCTGACGTGCCCTTGGGTATCATTAGTATGGACTACATGGTCATGTACCGTTCCGGTCGCACTGACCTAACAGCAGCAGGTTGAGCTCATGGCTAAGGCAAAAACTCCAAAGCCTGTTCCCAATCCCGGCATCGGAGGTACATACCTCTTTGACGTTGAGACTGGCGAGCTTAAACTGTTGTCAGAAACTGATTCCACTGGAGCCCTGACCAATGGCCGGGAAGATTTACCGGAAACGGACGGTACTCGTTAAAGCCGAGTCCACCTACGGAACTGATTCGACCCCGGCTGGCAGCGATGCCGTGCAGGTGCGAAACCTGGAGATCACTCCCGTTGAGGCTGATGTGCTGTCTCGGGATCTGGTTCGTCCTTATCTGGGTAACTCGCCCCAGCTCATCGCCAACACTCGTGTGACGGTGACTTTTGAGGTTGAGTATGCGGGTTCTGGCACCGCTGGAACGGCTCCTCGTTATGGTGCTTTGTTGAAGTCTTGCGGCTTCAGTGAAACTGTTGTTACAAGCACCAGCGTTACCTACGCACCTGTCAGCAGCAGCTTCAGCTCCTGCACTATCTACTTCTCGATTGACGGCATTCGTCACAAGGTAACCGGTTGCCGTGGCAATTTCAGCCTGAACCTGACTGCCAACCAGATTCCTGTCATCAACTTCACGATGACTGGTCAGTACAACGCTCCTACTGACACTGCAGACCCGACCCCGACCTACACCAATCAGGCGGCGCCGCTGATCTTCAACGACACCAACACCACTACCTTCAGCCTGTTCTCGTCGACTGCACTGGCACTGCAGAACTGCCAGGTGGATATTGGCAACGAAGTGGTGTACCGGGAATTGGTGAACAGCGACAAAGAGGTGATTATCACCAACCGTGCAGCTTCAGGTTCGTTTGCGATTGAAGCGCCTACCCTAGCGACGAAAGACTTCTTCGCTGCTGCTGTAGCGGGCACCACTGGCGCTCTTAGCTTGGTTCATGGCACCGCTGGTGGCAACATCATTACGCTGTCATCGTCCGTGGTCAGCCTTGGCAACCCGGCATATGCTGAAGACCAAGGCGTGGTCATGCTGAACCTGCCCTTCACCCTCGTCCCAACCTCCTCAGGTAACGACGAGATCACCCTCGCTTATACCTGATCTGCATGGCTTTCATCCTCAAGAAGACCGCTTCCTACAAGTGGCCGGTCACGGTGGAAACACCTATCGACGGCGGCAAATTTCAGAAGCAAACGTTTGATGCGGTCTTCAAAAAAATGAGCCGCTCTGAATTCAACGATCTGGTCGAGAAGGGCGACGATGCCTTGATTGATCAGATCCTTGAAGGATGGGAAGGGATCACGGACGAGGCTGGGAAGGAGATTCCTTTCACGCAGAAAAACAAAAAAGAGCTTGCGGATGATCCGTATGTCATGCGTGCCTTGATTGGCGCTTACGCTG